AAACGACGAATAGAGGTGATGAGACATGGCCAGAGCGCCGGATCCAAGAATTGAACAGGCGAAGGCCATGTGTTTGAAAGGCATGAAATTAGTTGAGATTGCAAGTCAACTGAATCTGCCGGAAGGTACTGTTCGAAGTTGGAAAAATAGATATAAATGGGATTGCAACGTTGCAAAAGAAAAACGCAACGTTGCAAAAAGGAAAAAGGGTGGTCAGCCAGGCAATCAAAATGCAACCGGTCCGCCGGAGAATAAGAATGCAGTTAAGACAGGAGAGTTTGAGACTCTCTTTTTTGATTGCTTAGAACCAGATGAGCAGAAGCTGATCCAGGCAGTACAGCCGGATAAAGAGCAGCTGCTTCTGCAGGAGATTCAGCTGCTGACTGTCCGGGAACGGAGGATGTTAAAGCGGATTGAAGCCCTGAAACTCCTGGAGCAGACTTCGGATCCGGAAGATGACCAAGGAGAGGATGAGCTTGAAAAAGCACCTCCCGGAATGTCTGTTACAAAGTACAAATCTGGAATGGAGAAAGGCAAGCCAACACTCCTGAGGGAATACGAAGGAATCCTTGGTCAGATCCAGTCCATTGAGGATGCGTTGACCAGAGTCCAGGCCAGACGCCAGAGGGCAATTGAAGCCCTGCATAAGTTTGGCTATGATGATGCTCATCTGGAGCTTGAAACTATGAAGTTCGAGCTGGAGCTTCTGAAACAGGATGGACAGAACGAGGACAATACGGATGACGGTTTCCTGGAAGCCATGAATGCTTCTGCCGAAAATGTCTGGGGTGATGAGGATGTATGAGAAACTAAGCAGCCTTAAGAAGCGCCTGCAGCAGATGAAGCAGAACCGGACAACCAGACAGAACGGCCAGACATTTCACTTCTCTCCATTCTCAAAGAAGCAGAAACAGGTACTGACCTGGTGGTGCAAAGAATCCTCAGTCCATGACAAAGATGGAATCATAGCAGACGGAGCTATCCGATCAGGAAAGACCGTCAGCATGTCGCTGTCTTTTGTTATGTGGGCAATGAGCAGTTTTGCAGGTCAGAACTTTGCCATGTGCGGAAAGACAATCGGCTCCTTCCGGCGAAATGTTTTGTTCTGGCTGAAGCTCATGCTCCGATCAAGAGGTTACTCTATCACGGATCACAGAGCAGACAATCTGGTAGTTGTGCGGAAGAATAGTATTGAAAACTATTTCTACATCTTTGGCGGTAAAGATGAACGCTCTCAGGATCTTATTCAGGGTATTACACTGGCTGGTGTGTTCTTTGATGAGGTTGCACTGATGCCGGAATCCTTTGTCAACCAGGCAACAGGACGTTGCTCTGTGAAAGGCTCCAAGTTTTGGTTTAACTGTAACCCGGACGGGCCGTATCACTGGTTCAAGGTCAACTGGATCGATAAAGCCACGGGCTACCTGGGAAAAGAACAGGTCAGAAAGATCCGCCAGAAGGCAAAAGCAGAAGGCAAGGATCCAGGACTGAAAGAGCTTCTGTATCTGCATTTCACCATGGATGACAACCTGTCCCTGGATGAAGAGGTAAAAGCCAGATACCGTAGCATGTACATTGGCGTATTCTTCAAGCGTTACATCCTGGGATTATGGGCAGCAGCCGAGGGCGTTATTTATGATATGTTTGATGAAGCCAGGCATGTCCGCGATATCAAGGATTTCTTTCAGCTTCTGATCAACGGCAACCGATATGTTTCCTGTGACTATGGTACTCAGAATGCAACCGTCTTCCTGCTCTGGAACAAGGGACGAGATGGAGTCTGGTACTGCATCCGGGAATACTACTATTCTGGCCGAGACAAGGGCAGGCAGAAAACAGATTCTGAGTATGCGGATGACCTAAAAAAATGGCTGGATGGCACGAAGATAAAAGCAATCATCGTGGATCCATCTGCAGCTTCCTTCATTGCAGAGCTCCGCAAGCGCGGGTACAAAGTGCTGAAAGCCAACAATGATGTGTTGGATGGAATCCGCCTAGTGGGAATGCTGCTGAATTTGGAACTGCTGAAATTTGCCAGTTCCTGTACAGAAACCATAAAAGAATTTGCTTCCTACATCTGGGATGAAAAAGCCCTGGAACGTGGGGAGGATAAGCCAGTTAAGCAGCACGATCATAGCTGTGACGCTGTACGTTACTTTGTGAGCACAGTGCTTGGCAGCAGGGTAGCGAGACTTCGAGAAATAAGTAGGTGAGAACAATGTATATATTTACAATTCCAAGAGAAAAATTTGACGAGCGGGCACCGGACAAAAGGATCATCCGTCAGCTGATCAGTAAGCACATCAGCCAGGTTGAAGATCTGAAAAAGAACATGGCTTATTACCAGGGCAAACATAAGATTCTGGAAGATGCCAAGCGGGAAAACAGGCTGGTATGCAACCATGCAAAGGACATTTCAGACACAGCCAGCAGTTATTTTATCGGAAATCCGGTTACTTATAAGTCTGATGCCGATATAAAGGATTTGACAGATGCACTGGAAACAGCGGGGGCAGATGAGACTGACGGTGATAATGGTCTGGATCTTTCCATCTATGGCCTGGCTTACGAATATGTGTATGTGAAGGAAAATGAAAATAATCTACTGACCAAGAACCTGTCTCCGGAAAATACGTTCATGGTAAAAGATGACAGCATAGAGGAAAACGAGCTCTTTGCTGTTTATTATTATGTCCGGAAAGATGATTCGGGGACGGGACCGGAGCATTATATTGCAACCGTGCTGACGCCGAATTACAAGTATGAGCTGGATATCCAAAATAATGAAGTACCACAGCTGACAACAGAACTGCCAGCCCCCCATTACCTGGGAGAAATCCCGATTATTGAGTATCTGAACAATAAGCTTGCCATTGGGGACTTTGAGCTTCAGATCCCTCTGATCGACGCTTACAACGCGCTGATGAGCGACCGTATCACAGACAAGGAGCAGTTTATTGATGCAATCCTTGCCATTTATGGCACGCTGCTCTCAGATGAGGATGAATCTGGTACGGAAGAGGAAAATCAGAACATCAAAATGGCAAAAGAAAGGCTGAAAAAGTACAAGGTGCTTGAAATGCCTGATACAGCTAAGGCGGAATATCTGACCAGGACGTTTGATGAATCCGGAGTGGAAATCCTAAAAAAAGCTATTGAACAGGATATTCATAAATTTTCCCATATTCCCTGTATGTCAGATGAATCCTTTGGTGGAAATGTGTCTGGTGTGGCTATGGAGTTTAAGCTCCTGGGAATGGAGAATATCACCAAGATAAAGACCAGATATTACAGAAAAGGTTTAAGAAAGCGCATTCGGATTTTTTGCAATTATCTGGCACTCCATGGTAAGAGTGTGGATCCGGCCGGAATCACAATGACCTTTACCAGGGCACTGCCGAAGAATTTGTTGGAGATCTCCCAGATTGTGGCAAACCTGTGGGGAAAAGTAAGCAGAAAAACACTACTGTCCCAGGTACCATTTGTGGATGATGTGGACGAGGAACTGAAAGCTTTGGATGAAGAGACAGAAGAGAACCTGAAACGGCAGCAGGAGGTCTTTGGCATGCAGGAGAACACACCACCGCAAGATGATAATCCGGATCACAAGGAACCAGGTAAATCTGAAAAGGATGATGCTGAATGAGCAACTACTGGGAAAGACGCGCCGTGTGGGACTTATACAAGAATCTGGATGATGCGGAAGCCACAGCTGATCTGATCGCAAAAGTGTACAGAAGTGCTTCCATGAATCTGACTTACGCTGCGAAAGATATATTTGAAAAATATATGACAAAGCACAAATTGTCAGAGACAGAAGCCCGACGGTTATTGGATACCTTACAGGATAAGACTTCTCTGGATGAACTTCTGCGGACACTGAAGAATAAAGATTATTCAGAAAAAACCAAGCAGGAGCTTGTCCAGAAACTGGAATCTCCGGCATACCGTGCAAGGCTTGAAAGACTCCAGGATGTTATGCAGCAGGTAGATAAGCTGATGGAAAATGTCTACCACCAGGAGCAGCAGTTTGATACCAGTTTCCTACGTGATCTGGGAGAAAAGGCTTATTACCAGTCTATTTACAATGTCCAGAAGCGTACTGGGCTTGGTTTCAGCTTTTCCCATATCAGCCAGAAACAGGTTGACCAGGTGTTACAGATGAACTGGTCTGGAAAGCATTACTCAAAGCGTATCTGGAAGAACACAGAAAATCTGGCGCAGACATTGAAAGAAGAAATGCTGGTCAGTCTTCTCACAGGCCGTACTGATCGGGAAACAGCACAGATTATTGAATACAAGTTTGGGGCGGGAGCTATCCAGGCAAGACGGTTGGTGAGGACAGAGAGCTGCTTTGTAGCTGGTGAGCTTACCGCCAGGGCTTATGAGGAGTGCAGCGTAGAGAAATACCGGTATCTCGCAACCCTGGACTTACGTACCAGTGAGATCTGTCGGAGTCTGGATGGAAAAGTCTTTTTACTGCCAGAGAGGCAAGCGGGAAAGAACTATCCGCCCATGCATCCCTGGTGCCGTTCTACAACCATTAGTATTATTGATGAAAAAACTCTCGCCCGGATGAAAAGAAGCGCCTATAACCCGGCTACAGGCCGTATAGAGAAGGTGCCAGCGAATATGACCTATGACCAGTGGTATGAGAAATACGTGAAAGGGAATGCCAAAGCTGAGGCGCAGGAGAAAGCTGCTAAGAACAGTGCATCAGACCGGGAACAGTATGAACGCTATCAGAAAGCCCTGGGAAAAGAAATTCCAAAAAGTTTTGCAGGATTCCAGGAAATCAAGTATAATGAACCTGAGAAATGGAGATTTATGAATCTGGATTACCAGAGAAGGAATGAGCTTCTGCAGCATCCAGAGTTGAAACTGCCGAATGCAGAAAACGCAATTTTGCCAGAGCCTAAGTTTACGAAATATCTGTTTGATGAGAACAGTGAGAAAGGTTATCCTAAGGGCAGAGCCTTTACAGATCGCTTGGGTTATGGAATAGATAATTGGCAGAAACTTCAGAAAGCGTTGAAAGAAGGCACAACGCAGTATCCGGCCACGTTCAAAGGAAATGAAGGATTTGGTGATAGATATGAACAGAAAATGGTTTTGTATGGCCTTAAGGACACACCAGCAAATGTAATTGTTGCATGGATCAAAAAGGCTGATGGCACAACAAAGCTGACAAGTACGTACATTAAGGAGGCGAAGTAAATGCATATAAAAGAATTTGATACAGTCCTTCTGAAAGATGGACGGAAGGCAGCAGTTGTTGAGATATTAGATGATACACATTTCCTTGTGGATGTAGGGGATTCGCCTGCTGACTGGGATACTATTAACGCAACTATGGATGATATAGAAAAGGTAATTTCTAACTAACAATTGTTAATACCGTTACAAAAAGATTATGATGAACAGGCAGAACGGGCAGCATTTATGATGATCCGAATGCTGGACATTAAAGTAAAACAGAAATATTGACTATTAGGAGAGCTTGGAAACAGGCTCTCTTTTAATATGCAAAATTTGCGCCGGCGCAAGAGGAGGTGAGAACCATGAAAATAAAAGCAATCAAGCGTTACAGCGACATCCGTCTGCATAAGGTAATCGAACCTGGTACCGTCCTGGATGTGGACGAGGCCAGAGCAGATCACCTGGTGAAGGAAGGTATGGCTGAAATCGTGAAGGAACCAGCTAAGACCGCACAGAGAAAGGAATAGGTGATCCAATTATCTCCCTCTGGGACGCAGGGTGACGCGTCTTATTTTTATGCTCCGAAACGAGGGTAAACTAGAAAATCTGAAACGAATGGCCCGGGCCCTGAAAGGGAATAGGCTGGGCGGAAAGGATAGACATGAGAAATAGAATTGTAAAAGCATTTTGTAAAGTACCAATGAACCTGCAGCTTTTTGCAGAAGGAGGAGACGGCGCTGGGGCTGATGGCGGCAATGGCGGTGGATCTGGCGAGGGCGCAGGCGGTGAAGGTGGAGCTGGTGGAGATATCCCTCCATCTTTTGATGACTTCCTGAAAACAGGCGGCAACCAGGCGGAGTTTGACAGACGTGTCCAGAAGGCGGTCAATACGGCAGTGACAAAAGCCCAGGAGAAGTGGCAGGCACTGGCGGATGATAAGCTTTCCGAAGCCGAGAAGCTCGCCAAGATGACAAAGGAAGAAAAAGCGCAGTACATGCAGCAGAAAAGAGAAAAGGAACTTACTGACAGAGAGGCAGCAATCACACGCAAGGAGCTGATGGCAGAAGCCAAGAACACCCTTGCCAGTGACGGGCTTCCCCAGGAGCTTGCAGAGGTGCTGGATTATTCGGACGCTGATACCTGCAAGAAATCCATGGAGAAAGTCAAGGAAGTGTTCCAGAGAGCTGTAGAGACTGCAGTGGAGGAAAAGCTGAAAGGCGGCAAGCCTCCGAAGAAGGCAACAGGCGGTGACGCACAGAAAGCCCTGGAAGAGCAGGTGTATAACATCATGATGGGCAATAATTAAAGGAGAGTGAATAAATTATGGCAATTAACACATTAGCAGCTGCAACCTTATTTATGACTATGCTGGATAAGGTCGCAGTACAGGAAGCAACAACCGGATGGATGGACGCCAATGCGGGACGCGTGATCTATAACGGTGGAAATGAAGTAAAGATCCCGAAAATGTCCCTTCAGGGAATGGGAGATTATGACAGGGATAACGGATATACACAGGGCTCCGTTACTCTGGGTTATCAGACAAAAACAATGACTCAGGATCGTGGGCGTCTGTTCAATCTTGATCCAATGGATATCAACGAGGCGAACTTCATTCCAACAGCGTCTGCTGTTATGGGTGAGTTCCAGAGAATGCACGTAGTTCCGGAGATTGACGCTTACCGTATCTCTAAAGTGGCTACAGAGGCAATCACAGCAGAAAAGGCAGGAATGGTGGATTATGGTTACACTCCGGGAGCCACTGGAACTTCTGCGCTCAGAGCTTTTAAAGAAGGTATCAAGGCGGTACGGGATAACTATACCGGACCTCTTGTATGCCAGGCAACTACTGATTTTATCATGGAGCTGGAACTGGAACTTGCTGGAAAAATTACTGCGACAACCTTTTCCAAAGGCGGCATTGACACACAGGTTCCTTCTGTGGATCGCGTGCCGATTATTCCAACATCCTCTAACCGTATGTATACTTCTATCAAGATCAATGATGGAAAGACAGAGGGGCAGAAACAGGGCGGTTATGAAAAGGGAGCCACCGCAAAGAATGTCAACTTCTTTATCTGCCCGGTAACCACACCAATTGCGATCACAAAACAGGATGTCATGAGAATCTTTGATCCGTTAGTAAACCAGAAATTAAACGCATGGCAGCTGGATTACCGTAGATTCCATGATATCTGGATCCTGGAGAACAAACTGGATTCCGTTTATGTGAATATCAAGGAGGCAAAAGCATGAGAGTGATCAGAGAAAATGTGGAACGCGAAGTGGATGCTTCCAAGTGCGAGCAGCTGCTCAAAGATGGCTATAAGCTGGTAGAGACTTCCGGGGATTCCAAAAAGGAATCCTCAGAGGCAAAAGCTCCTGGAGACCTTGACGGCATGAGCCTGGCAGAGCTTCGGGCTGTTGCCAAGGAAAAAGGTCTTTCCGGTTATTCCAGTCTGAGCAAAGAAGAACTGCTTGGTGTCCTGAAAGGGTGATTTGATTGACGGATGAAGAGAAAGTAAAAGCCATAGAGCGTTTGAAAATTCTTACCGGCAACAATGATGAGAAACTGATTGGAGTGTTGATTGACGAGGCAGAAGCGTTTGTTCTGGGGTATACCAACCGAATCAGGCTTGTTACCGGACTTGAGAAAGCTGTGCGCGATCTTGCTGTGATTGCCTTGAACCGTCTGGGAACAGAGGGCGAGACAGGCAGAAGTGAAGGCGGTGAGTCCTATTCTTTCGACAATGCTCCCAGGCAGATTTATGATGTACTGAACCGTTTCCGGCTAGCCAGAGTGGGAGGCAGAACCTATGAGACTAAGACAAAGCAGACTTGAGACTTATTATCACAGAAAACGGATGGTAAAAAAGGACAAAGAGGGCAGCACTTACGAAGAGTACAGTGCTGCCAGTTCTTTTTCTGGGGAATCCTGGCCTGCTTCAGGGAAAGTCCAGGCGCAGCAGTATGGACAGCGACTTGGGTACATCCGTAATGTGAAAATTGATGGAGGATATGCCATCAAGCCGGATGAAAATGGACGGTTGCATTACATTCTGGATAATGGTATTGATTTGATGGAACTGGATGGAATTTGCCTGTTCGTCGGTGAGAATACTGAGCCGGATTACAGGATTGTTGCAATTAAATCATACCGTTTTCTGACGCTGGAGGTGGAACGGACATGAGCGCGGAAGGTCTGGATGAACTGGAAATAAAGTTGGATCAGCTGGAAGATGTAGATCTGAATAAAGCAATCGGGAATGCTATCCAAACTGTACGAAGCACAGCCGTTATGAATGTACATGTGGATACAGGGGAACTCAGGCAGAGCATTTATGCAGAAGTGGAAGATAACGGCGATACGGTAACTGGTGTCTGTTGGACAAATAAACCTTATGCGACCTATCTGGAATTTGGTACCGGACCGAAAGGTCAGGAGAACCATGCAGGCATTTCACCAGAGATTACGCCAGCCTATACGCAGAATCCCTGGTGGATCCATGAAAGTCAGGTGGATAGGCGTGTGGCTGAGAAATACCATTGGTTTTACCTGGATACTCCAGATGGACGCTTTTATCTGTGCACTGGACAGCCCGCCTATCCGTTCATGTATCCGGCGTTAAAAGACAGTCAGGATCAGATCCTGGAGGGAATGAAAGCTGATTTTTCAGCTGCTATAAAGGAGAGCATTAAATGAAAAATGTAAAAGATGAAGTATTCGCGGCACTGCTCACTGTTTCAGAGCATGTGTCTGATACATACCCGAAAGAGTGGGCAGGGAATGAACCAACCATTCAGTTTACCGAAGAAGACAACAGCGTCTTTGAAGGCAGTGGAAGTGCGGAAGGAATGAGAGAAGATAAATCCAAGGTACGGTACCGCATTGATATCTGGGATCTTAAAAATACCTCACCAACTGCGGTTGCTGTAGATAAGGCTGTGTCCGCTCTTGGGTTAAAGCGTATCGGCTGTGCAGATGTTCCGGATCCATCCGGCATGAAGCATAAGCAGATGAGGTACGAAGGAATTATTGATATGGATTCAGACCAGGTATACTGGCTGAATTAAGAAAGGAGATCGAAGCATGTTAGCAAATGGTGCAAAGTTAGGATATAAAAAGAAATCTGAAGCAAGCTCCGCGTATAAAGACCTTCCGGGATTGAAAGAGATTCCGGAGCTTGGTTCTGAGCCGGAAAAAGTAGAAAATACAACTCTTACAGACCCTCATAAGATGTATGAGCTTGGAATTGGTGACTTACCAGATATGGTGTATAAGTACAAGTACGATAACACTAAGGCAGACAGTCCGTATCGTGTTATGCGTCAGGCGGCAGAGGACAAAGAAGTATTAAGTTTTGAAGAGTCAGATATAGATGGCACCAAAATCCAGTATGACGCACAGGTCTCCGTAAAACGTACTGGTGGAGGCGTCAACGGTGTGATCGAGTTCGAACTGACTATGATCGTGCAGTCTGATATTGTATACGTGGATCCGGCATAAGGAGGTAGCACATGGAGAGTTTAGGCGGATTAAATGATGTGTCCGAAAAGGACGAGATGAAAGAGGAAAAGGTTGTAAACCTGGATGAAGAGAAAAAGAAGCGCAAGCCCTTCTGGTACTGGACAGTAAAAGGCAGGGATTACAGACTGAAACTGAAAGCTTCTACAATTGGCAAGCTGGAGAACAAGTATCGCCAGAATATTATGAACCTGGTGGAAGACATGCCCTCCCTGTCGGTCATGCTGACTATTATTCAGGCGGCTATGGAGCCCTGGGAGCATGGAATTGATTACCCGGATATCCAGAAGATTTACGATTCCTGGACAGAGGAAGGTGGAAACCAGGTTGATCTGTTCAAAAAGGTGGTAATCCCTACCCTGGTGGTTTCGGGTTTTTTCCCGGAGAAACAGGCTCAGAGCATCATGGAGGAGCTGGAGAACCAGTAAAGACAACCTCAGAGTTTCTGAGCGAATTGTACCCATATGCCCTTGATGCAGGTATTTCCATTGACCTGTTTTGGAATTCTTCTGTAAATGAGATCATAGACATGCTGGAAAGCTACGGCAGACGGAAAGAGCAGGAACGTAAGCTGAAAATTCAGGACGATTTCATTATAGCAGAAGTGATTGCACTTAATATCCTGGCACCTGTTGCTGGTGATAAAGAGGCAATGCCCCATCCCTGGGATTATTATCCCAGTTTCTTTGAAGCAGAGAAAAAGTCCTGGGAAGAGAATCAGCTGAAACAGCAGATAGAAGATTATAGGGAACGAAGAAAAGCATATATTGCAGAAGTAAACAGACGAAGGCAGTTAGGCTTATAACCCGACTGCCAGTTTTTATGCCCTGAGGAGGTGAAATGAATGGCAGACGATAAGAATCTTGCAACCTTAAAGGTTACCGTGACAGCGGATAAGAGCCCATTGAAAAAAGCACTGGACAGTGCCAAACAGGACACTGCGAAAAGTACATCGCAGATCCAGGGGATGCTGCAGAAAATCAGAAAAACAATGTCCTCTGTTTCTTTAAAGGGAATGGTAAAAGACTTTCAGATAAAATCCGGGATAAAGGTTCCAACGCAGGAGTTTCAGGAGCTTCGGGAGGAAGCAGGCCAGGCAAGAGATGCTTTGGCTGATTTACTTGAAAAGCAGAAAAAACTGGAGGCACTTGGTGTCAAAGAACAGAGTAGGGAATGGAAATCATTGCAATATGACATCGAAAAGGCAAAGAATGCCGTTGAAGGATATAAAACTGAGATGTCAGAGATGAAAGCAAATGGTGCGGATGTAGAGAGAACGGTATCTCTTCCAAAGCAGGCAATGGGATTGGGAAAATCAGTTGTCGGCGGAATTGGTAAGGTAGCAGGTCTCGGTGCATCAGCGGTTTCGAAAGGCTGGGGTGGACTGGTAAGAATCCTTGGCGGAGTCACCTCTGCATTTTCAAAAGTAGGCGGTGTGATCAGACGTACATCTGGTTTATTCGGTGCACTGATTCAGAAATTCACAAGCGGAATTCCTATCCTAAACCGGTTCACTGGTGGAGTAAAAGACAATGGCAGTTCCTTTGGCGGCGGACTGAAAAATCTGCTGAAGTATTCCTTGGGAATTCGAAGCCTGTTTGCCTTGGTGAACAAGCTACGGAGTGCACTGGTGGATGGATTCAAAAATCTGTCTCAATACAGCGGGGATACCAATAACAGCCTTTCCATGCTGATGTCTTCCTTGACTCAGCTGAAAAATGCTTTTGCAGCAGCATTTGCACCGGTACTGAATACTGTGGCACCAATCCTGAATGCAGTAATCCAGAAAATCATTTCTGTGGTAAATGCAATTGGACAGCTTACCAGTGCTTTGACCGGCGCCGGTACCTTTATCAAAGCCAAACAGCTGAACCAGAACTATGCTGCAAGTCTTGACAAGAACACAAAGAGTGCCAACAAGGCAAATGATGCAAATAAAAAGCTGCAGCGCACACTTCTTGGGTTCGACCAGATCAATAAACTGGATGATACGTCCGGTTCCAGTTCTTCTGACAGTGCCGGTACTGGCGGCCTTACTGGAAAGGACATGTTTGAGACACTGAATGTTTCAAACGAAATGAAAGCACTTGCAGCGCAGATCAAGGAAGCCTGGAGAAATGTTGATTTTACCGAAATTGGCAGAATAGTCGGACGCAAGCTGAATTCAGCATTGCAGAACATTCCATGGGATTCTATTCAGAATACCTGCAACCGGATTGCAAAGAGCACAGCTACATTCCTGAATGGTTTCATAGAGGCTACGGACTGGAATTTAGTTGGGAATACGCTATCCCAGGGAATCAACACGGTATTCGGAACTGCTAATACCTTTGCTGAGAATTTCAACTGGGGAAGCTTGGGAAATGCCGTAGGAAACGGTATCAATGGGGCTCTTGGCGGTCTTGACTGGAATCTGATCAATGAGACGGTCTTTAATATTGCAAAAGGTATTACGGATGGACTGAACGGATTTATCCAGACAACAGACTGGGGACTGGTAGGGCATTCGCTTGGAAGCGGGATTAATACAGTTATAGGTTTTATTCATACTGCAATAGAGAATTTTGACTGGATCGGAACCGGTAATGCATTGTCTGAATTTGTAAACAGCGCGATCCAGACGGTTGACTTTGCTGGCATTGGAGATACATTCTCCGATGGCTTGAAAGGTCTGCTGGATTTTGGAATAACTGCTCTTGAAGGGATTGACTGGTACCAGCTGGGAGAAAAAGTCTGGGAAGGTCTTGCGGCAATTGACTGGAATGGAATCGCAGACCGTACTTTTGAACTGATCGGTGCGGCCTTTGGAGGTCTTGCGGCTTTCTTGGGAGGCGTAATCAGCGAAAAAGTGCAGGAGGCAAAGCAGTATTTCCAGAAGAAGATTGAAGAGTGCGGTGGAAATGTAGTCGAGGGTATTTTCAAAGGTATTGTTGATGGTGTGAAGGGAATCGGTACCTGGATCAAGCAGCATATCTTTGATCCATTTATCGATGGTTTCAAAAATGCATTCGGAATCCACAGTCCATCGACAGTCATGGCTGAACAGGGTGGCTTTATTATTTCAGGACTCCTGAAAGGTCTGAAGGATAATATCGGTTCTGCCTTAACCTGGATTGGGAAAATTCCAGGAAGGGTGAAGGACAAGCTGTCAGATGCCAAGGACTGGCTGGTTGAGACTGGCGGAAATGTTTTATCTGGTTTAAAAGATGGATTGAGTGAAAAATGGGACAGCATAGGGGACTGGTTTCAGGATCTTCCAAATAAGATCAGCAATGCAATCCCAGATTTGTTCAATACCGGAAAAAATGCAATCCAGAACTTTGCCAGTGGATTTGGTTCCGTACATATTCCGCTACCGCATGTTTCCGTATCCTGGAATAAACACAACGTAGGTCCTGTGAGTTTCTCTACACCAAGCTTTGGATTGAGTTGGTATGCCAAAGGCGGTTTCCCAGAGAACGGTGAAATGTTCATGGCACGCGAGAGCGGCCCTGAGTTGGTCGGCCGAATGGGAAGCAAAAATGCCGTTGCCAACAATAATCAGATTATCGAAGGTATCCGTGCCGGTGTATATGATGCTGTGGTAAATGCGCTGGAGAGCAGATCACAGTCCAAAGACAGAGAGACAGAGATCCATATTTACCTGGAAGGTGATGCAGACAAGCTGTTTAAAATTGTCCGAAAAAAGGGACAGCAGTATCAGAAATCTACTGGGAAACCAGTATTTAGTTAGGAGGTGGTCGGTTGAGTGACTTTGTAAGCAGTGGAACAACTACTACAAAAACATCTTCAGATATTGAAATTGATGGAGTACCAATGCCAGGTCTTAAGCTGAATGGTCTTACCGTGACCAAAGAAAAAATATGGTCAAAAAATACCGGACGTGCAGCCAATGGCGAGATGGTGGGAGACCTGATTGCGATTAAATATACTTTGAAATGCAGCTGGCCGCCGCTGACAAGAGAGCAGGCAGTGGTGATTGATAAAGCCGTTTCCCCTGCTTTTTTTAATGTGACTTTCCTGGATCCAGGGACAAATACCAAAGTAACAAAAAGATTTTATGCAGGCGCTCCAGCCTACCCTGTATATACTTACCGTAAAGGTGTGAAGACGTACCAGGGTGTGGCTGTGGACCTGATTCAAAAATAGGAGGAAACCAAAATGTTAAAAGGAACAAAATCAGTATCCATGAATTTCAACAGCATGATCAACGGCAGACCTGTGGTCTACATGTCTGCACAGATCCCGGAAGCTGGGAACGCAAGCACCAGTATTACCGTCCAGGACCGCGACTTGTACGAGGCAAACAGGGCAGAGTGCAGAAAAGACATTGAAGCATTTAACCAGTTAGTCTATGCAGCTGAGGACGAGCGTGTAACAGGAGGTACCGCAGATGAAACTGAAAAATAAAGACATATTAAATTTTGTCAATGGCTGTGCTTCCTTACGGGAGAAGCGGCTGCCGGTAAAGCTTGGCTATGCGATCAAGAAGAACCTGGCAGCAGTCAGTGATGCAGCCAATGCCTATGACGCAGAGCGCCAGGAACTGCTTGAGAAATACGTAGCAAAAGGCGAAGATGGAAAGTTCCTGGTTGAGAACGGGCAGTATTCTATTGAGGACAAAGAGGGCTTTGCAAAAGACCTGGATGAGCTTCTGGCGATTGAGACAGAGGTTGGCATCCATACTGTTTCTGAGGAAGAGATTGAGAAATGTGACGATCCGCGTTATGATGCCCTGACAGTGGCTGACCTGGAA